TGTCTTTGTAATATCACATAAGGGTGAAATGCTAGACGGAAGATTTGATAATAAAATCGAAGTCTATAAAGAAAAGAATTTCAGTAAAATCAAAGGTAATTAATTATGGAAATAAGTGCAAATACTGTCAGTGTTCTCAAGAACTTTGCTGGTATCAATAGTAATATTGTTATTAAGCCTGGGAACACTTTACTTACAGTATCAGAAGCTAAGAACGTTCTGGCCCAAGCAGATCTGACTGAAACTTTTGACGCTGTTGTAGGAATTTATGATTTACAAGAGTTCCTAAATGTGTTAGGATTAGTTGATAAGCCTAATGTTAATTTTGAAGATACACATATGGTTATTAAGAGCCAAAGCGGCCGTGAGAACATTAAGTACTTCTATTCTGATACAGAGATGCTCACGACACCAAGTAAACCTATAACTATGCCAGAAGCTGATGTTTGGTTTACCTTAGATGAAGGTACACTAAACTCGTTAAAACGTGGCTCGAGTGTATTGGGTAATAGTCAAGTTGCAGTAGAAGCTTCTAGCGGAGCTATTAAACTTTCGATCTTTGATCCAGAGAATACTACTGCTAACGAATATTCAATTGAAGTAGATGGAGGATATACTAGCGAACAATTTAAATTTATTTTAAATATTTCAAGTCTAAAGATGGTGACTGACTCATATGACGTCAAGATATCATCTAAACTCATTTCAGAATTTAAAAGTCAAAACAGCAACGTAACCTACTGGGTTGCACTTGAAAAGACATCAACCTACGGAGAATAAAATGTCAAAAGAAGATGAAGTAAAATTAGCCCATGAGTCACATAATCCTGTTTACGAGCTAGCTAACCGTATTTCTAGATCTACTATTGCAGTAGTAGATACTATGGTACAACGTGGCGCTATTAAAGGTGAAGAGCTATCTACCCTTGGCCAATTACGCGATCAATGTACACAAATGGTCAGCATGTGCGAAACGCATCAACAAGATCAGGCTGCTGAATCTGAATAAAAAGGTATTATTATATTATGAACAAAGATCATTTTCTTTGGGTTGAAAAGTATCGTCCAACAAAAATCTCTGAAACTATACTACCGTCTTCGTTAAAAAAGACATTTCAGAGTATCGTAGAGACCGGTGAGCTGCCTAATATGCTGTTCACCGGCTCTGCTGGTTTAGGTAAAACTACTATAGCAAAAGCCCTATGCAATGAGCTAGGGCTTGACTATATTATAATTAACGGTTCAGAAGAAGGTAATATCGACACACTCAGAGGAAAAATTAAACAGTTTGCATCAACGGTTTCATTAACCGGAGGATATAAAGTATGTATCTTAGATGAGGCTGATTACCTCAATCCACAATCCACGCAACCAGCCCTTCGTGGATTTATCGAAGAGTTCTCGAATAATTGCCGATTTATTCTTACTTGTAACTTTAAGAATCGAATCATTGAGCCTTTACACTCTCGTTGTGGCGTGTATGAATTTAATACAAGTAAAAAAGATATGGCTCAGCTTTGCGGTGACTTTATGGACCGGCTTGCTGATATTCTCTATAAAGAAGGCGTATCGTTTACTAGCAAGGGTCTAGCCGGTTTAATCATGAAACACGCTCCGGATTGGCGGCGTGTGATTAATGAGTCCCAAAGAAGCTCTATTGCAGGTTCATCTATTGATGAAAGTAGTTCAAGTATAGATAGTTTCAATGATTTAAGTAAACATCTAAAGGCTAAGGACTTTAAGAAGATGAGGTCTTGGGTCGTTAACCATATGGATATAGATACCTCTTCTATTTTTAGAGGCCTTTATGATAATATGCATGAAACCGTGCAGCCTCAAAGCATACCTCAGCTTGTTCTAATACTTGCTGACTATCAGTATAAAGATGCATTTGTGGCTGATCATGAACTGAACGTGGTAGCATGTCTAACCGAGATTATGGCACAAGTGAATTTTCAATGAATCCGTTTGAATATTTAAATAGTATTAACTCTACAAAAAAAGACATAATGGAGGACGATATAGATGAGCGAGGATACAATTCTTATCTTATTAATCGCAGTCTTTCTTATTTTAATGACACTGTTGGTCTTGCTAATGTGGTAAATCAATACCACCAAATAGATAAAAAACTTCAATATCACTTTCTTATAAATACAATTCGTAAGCGGAAACGTTTTTCGAAATGGATAAAACCTGAAACTGAACGTGATATTGAAGTGGTAAAAGAATACTATGGCTATAGCAACGAAAAAGCTAAACAAATCCTGCCCCTTCTATCACCTGAACAAATAACTATAATAAAAAAGAAGGTGAACAAAGGTGGAAGAAAATAATTTAGTAGAGTGGTCTCCAACGCAGATGTTTGAGATTCACTTAAATGAGCCAGATGATTTTCTTAAAGTAAGAGAAACATTAACTCGTATTGGTGTAGCTTCTCGTAAAGATAAGAAATTATTTCAGTCATGTCATATTCTACACAAACAAGGCAGATATTTTATAGTACATTTTAAAGAGTTGTTTTTACTAGATGGTAAAAAGGCTAACTTAGAACTGTCTGACATTCAACGTAGAAATACAATCGCACAACTTTTAAGTGATTGGGGTCTAATACAATTTGAGATAAATCAAGAACTTGATTGTGCGCCAATAAGACTTATTAAGATTATACCGTTTAAAGAAAAAAATGAATGGGAACTTTGTCCTAAATACAATATAGGAAATAAGTAATGAAAACACTTCCTGCTAACGGCATGCCATATGAAATGTATCAACAGATACAGGCTTCAAACTATGGACATCCTAATGTATATCCAAATAGTGAACATATTAAACCACCGCACGAAAAAGAACGTATTCGTGTGGTGGAAGCAGCTACTCGTACTGAGATTAAACTTAATCAAGTTAAAGAGGTCGAAGAGCGTGCAAAAGAAGTGCAAGTGCTAAGAGAGCAGGCTGCTGTACGATATAATAGAGATGGTGCTAGTATTAGTCCAGGAGAGACTCAGGGGCAATTTATTGACCTAGAAGTGTAAAAAAATGAATAACGGCTATGTACATTTGTAATAGCTAACACTATATAAATAAGTATGGATGCCAGTTACTGGGTCCATTTTAAAATCTTGCTTGATCAAAAGGAGATAACAATGACAGGCTTAACAACACTATTTCCCCGTTCATCTTTTGTAGGTTTCGACCATCTGTTTAACGAGTTAGAATACACGGCTAAACATTCAAATGATCATTATCCGCCACATAACATTATTAAAACATCTGAGTCGGATTATCTGATTGAATTAGCTGTGGCTGGTTTTAGTCAAGATGAACTAACTGTTGAAGTTAAGGATCGTACCTTGACTGTGACAGGTGAGCATGTTTCAAAAGGTAGAAACTTTATTCATCGTGGTATTTCTACGAAGAAGTTTAAAAGAACCTTCCGGCTGTCTGAGCACGTAAATGTGCACGGAGCAGATATTCAAGATGGTATACTTGCAATCGAACTGAAGTACGTCATCCCTGAAGAAATGCGTCCTCGTAAAATTTCAATTGGAAAAAACGAGGGTCAAAATGACACAACATATACTAACAGCGCACAGCTTCTCAACGAGAGTAGTTGAGCAACTTATTGACGCAATCCGTAGCTATAGACAGCATCGTCTAGAAGTTCGGGCTATTAAAGAAACAGAACGTCAATTAGGCAAATTATCAGATTATGATTTAGCAGATATTGGTCTTACACGTGGCGACATCTATACAGTTGCGCGTTCTAATGAGACCATCAATAATATTAAAACTAATAATAATCTAAGAGGATGGGTCTAATGACAGCTTTAGTAGCAAACTATGTCTTCTCACCCTTGTCGGGTTTGTGGTCTTCATTCGATCGGTTTACGCAGACGATTGGATACTCCAGAGCGGCAGCGGAGCTCGCAAGAATGGGGCTTCACGAGGAGTCTCGGAAGTGCATGATGGAAATACAAAAATTACATGATAATTAGTAATCCATATAAATAAGCACAGAGGGCGGGAGATCGCCCTCTTAGTCACACACAACACACATATAGGAGATGTAAATGATTTTTACATACAAACAATTTATGGACCATAATAAAACTTTCTATGAAGAAATGGTCGACTTAAAAGTAGCCGGTTGGGATACTTTTAGCAAAGCAGCAAATGCTTACACTTTCAATTTCTATAAAGATCAACTTAAAGCTATGGACGAAGCTGTCCATAAGCTTGCAAATGATATGAAGGGTTATGTCAATGACTAATAAGAACCCGTTTGAAATCCGAGCAGATATGCTTAAACTCGCAAAAGATTATATGGATCAGCAGTATAGTATGAACGTACAGTTGATGAATGATATGTATGAACAAGGCAAGAAAAACTACGAAGAAGTGCAAGAAGCATATCAAATGTATTCTATGGATGATTTAATGAAAAAAGCAAAAGAAATGTATTCTTTTGTTTCAGACAAAAAATAGGGAAAAATTTATGAAGAAATTTTTAGTTTTCATTACCGCGGCCATGATGGCTACTGCTGGAATTGCAGCAGATAAAGCAAAAGTTGGGTTCATCTATGTAGGACCAACAGGAGACCATGGATGGACATATCGTCATGATATTGGTCGTCAACAAGTAGAAGACGCCTTTGGCGATCGTGTCGAAACTACGTTTGTTGAGTCAGTACCAGAAGGTGCAGATGCAGAGCGAGTACTCACTCAAATGGCTCTTCAAGGCGCCGATATTATCTTTGCTACCTCATTCGGGTATATGGATCCAGTAATGAACGTTGCAGAGAAATTTCCTAACGTAAAATTTGAACATGCTACTGGTTACAAAATGTCAGAGAATGTTGCTAACTATGGATTGCGTTTATATCAAGCTCGGCACGTACAAGGCGTTATTGCAGGTATGATGACAAAAACCAATAAGATTTGTTATGTCGCCTCGTTCCCAATTCCAGA